TGTAAGAATATTTTGTTATTCTGAAATTGTGATTTCAGGAAAGTCAGCTAACACTTGATGGTATAATGCAATAGCACCTTTTACGTTTGGATGAGTTCCGTCTTGATTCAACATTTCAGGGTACCATTGAGAGCCTTGTTCTATGCCACCTACAGCTGAAGCAAAGTCAACATATCTATAACCACTGTTTTTAACCCATTGATTTTTATATGTGTTATTTTTTGCCGGGTTGGTTACATTTGGTATGGTTGCTAATATAGGTGTTATATTATTGTTTTCACATATTTCAATCATTTCTTCGATTGATTGTAGCCAAGTAGTGTTTATTGTGTCGGTATCAGGGTCATTCATACCCATACACCACAACACGTATTTAGGTGTGGCGTGTGTTAAATTTGCTTTGAATGATTTTAATGCCCATGCTGAATTTCTTCCTGCAAAACCATCTATTAATTGGTAATACCCATCATCAATTAGATAATAAGCCCATCTATTAGTTGTTGCGTATCCTAGATAACTATCACCATATATAAATACAGGTTTATTATAATTCAATGATGTCCATCCAAAACTACAATTTGTTAAATCACTTCCTACGCTTTCAACAAAAATTTTACCACTATCACCATACCAATTAGGCATTATTTGTTCAAATACATTACCACTTGAAATAAGTTTTAAATATGCGTTATATGATGTTTGATTTTTTATTAAAATTTCAACCTGAATATTATTCTGAATTGTTAAATTATGAGGGTAGGTATGTATAATATTACCACCTAAATATTCGTATACGTTGGTTGAATCAATTTTAATATAATTACTTTCGCTATCACTAACACCATGCCCAAGTTGTAAAATATTAAATGTGTTTATTGTTCCGCTAAAAGATAATATTTTGCCATTTGATATATGATTTTCTTCAAATTCCCATTTTTCATTATTTAGTGAACCATGTTTTGTTATTGATTTCTGTTTTAATACATCATCATAAATGGCACCTAACATTTTTGCCGGTGGTGGATAGACAGAGCTTGTTAAAGTGTCATCAACAATAGGTAATACGTATTCACCATTTTTAGTAATTGTGATTGACGGCATCGTTGTTAAATCTTGTGGTGTTAAAACATATAAAGTTAAAATTACATAATCAACGCCTTCAGGTACAATATAACTTGGTGTTATATTATCTGTTCCTGCTGATGGTATAATATCTTGTTTATAATCATATGCTGCTACAAAACGGATATTTGTTCGTACAGGGTTGTTACTTTTAATAATATCACCAACATCAACTTTAATAAAATTTGAGTATGCTAAAATTTGTTCACTATCTGCCCTTGTACCACCATCTTTATTGACCCAACCAAAATCAATAGCTGTTACATCTTTTATAACATTAAATTTAGCATCTTTTAATTCTGTCACATTTTCTATTTCTTTAATTGAATAGTAACCTGCTGCTGATTTTATTTTAATTTGTGGTAAAGTATTATAATCATTAATATTATCTGTAAATAATGTTAATTTCAAGTAAGAAATATTGCTTGGCACTTTGTAACTATATATTATATTATCTGAACCAGCTGCCGGCACTATATTCTTATTATTATCATATGCTGCAACAAATCTTATACCGTCATTTCTAATACCTGTTGATGTTATATAATCACCTGCTGTTACCGGTATAAAATCCGTGTAAGCTATGCTATCATTTGTTGTGTGTACTATACCTGAACTATCTACCCACCCGAATTGTATTGGTCTACCTTGATAATATCTAAGTGAAACACCATCATTAATATCTGCAAAATCGAGAAGGGAATATTTAATATCCAATTCTCTATTTGTTACTTCATTATCGGTCATTGAAATAACATCATCTATTTGCCCACGTACAGCATCACCGGCGTTTGGATATATTTTACCATTGTAACCTGTTCTAATATCAATTACTTCTGCGTCTCCGGATGTGCTTCCCGGAGTGATTGCTTGTGTTAAATTATCAACACGTGCTTCAAGTAAATCAAGTTGATTTTGATAATTTTGAATCAATGGTTGTAGTATTTCTGCAAAAGTTCCATCACTAACCATCTCATCAAGTTTAGTATTAATTTCTTCCTGAACATCAAGATTATCAAAATAATCATTTGTAAATTGCTGAAGTTCATTAAAAGCATTAAGAAGTGAAGCAACGTTTTCTTCAACAGCACCAACATCCTCAATAGCTAAATTAATAACATAGACAACTTTATTTAGTAGTTCCATATATGATAATGAATCATCATATATAGTTGGTAAAACCATCTGCACCCAATATCTAAATTTACCTTGGCCTGAATACGGTTTTAAATTAGGTGTAAAATTTACTGCCATTTTTAATTCCTCACTTTCTTAATAAATCATCATAAATAAATCGCTTAATTCATCAATAACCATTTTATCTATATTTAAAAATGTTTCCCTAAATTCTTGTAACATTTGCATATAAGATTTACCCGGGTATTTTCCTTTTATCAGTTCTGAATATTCTTCCAATGTGTTTTTAGAATGTTCACCTGAATCTGTTCTATTATCTGTATAAGTGTTAGAACCTTCAGAATTTGTAACAGTTTCATGTTCCATATTTAAAACTGTATCTTTGTTTGATGTCTGTTCCCGGTCTTCAGTTACTTTTGTTGCATTGGTTAAATATGAATCATTATCTATATTCTGTACAGAACCCTGTGGTGTATCGGAATATTTATTCCAATTTGTCGCATCGTCCGTAAATGTGCCTGTTTCGTCTGTTGTATCGGTTCCTGTAAAATTCTGTGTTGACGATTCATTATCGGAACCTGTATGCACCGTTGACCCAACATTAGAATTTTCACCTGTTTCTTGACCTGTTCTATCCCCGGAACGTAAATAATTTACATCTTCAAATATATCATATTTAAGTAGTTCAGAATTATAAAGTTGGTTATAATACGGCATTATTTCTAACATACGTGATTCAAGGAACAGTTTCCATCTTCCATATGTTTCAGCACATATTTCCCGGGTGTAATATCTTTTTAAAATTTTCTTTTCTAGTCCGGCCTTATATTCAGGGTCAAAAATTGGATAATCAAAAGAAAATATCTTGCTGTGTGATTTATTTAAAATATCTTCTATGGAATTATACCCTTTAGATTCAAGTTCACCTGCTAGTGATTCACATATATATCTAATTTCAGTTGTGTATTTACTCATTTATATCACCCTCTTCCGGATAATCACCCCACGGTTCCATTTCAGAATTTTCAGAATTTTCACGGAAATTTACTTCAATTTCAGGTAAACCTTTAGGTAATATAAACATTTCATTTATCTTTTCTGCAGCTTGTCTACGTGCTTCAAGTCTACTATTCCGTGAGGCAACGGTTCCACCCATTTGCCTGTTTACCTCATCTGTTATCATTCTTTCTTTTTTCTGATATGTTATATTTGCAATCCCTAAAAATGATAAGGCTTCATTCCATATTTCATTTCTAAGCATTTGCAATCTGTCAGCTATAAACGGTGCATCGGTTTTTAAAACCTGTATAGGTTCAATAGTTAAATTTGAATCACCATATATAACGGGTTTATTACCATCATACTGTTCATATAGGTTAGTTAAAGATAATTGTTGCTGTTCTGAACCTTTTAATAGAATTGGTGTTTTTTGTGCTTTAGCATTTATATCTATAGTTCTATCTATATCCCATAAGCGTGACGCAAAATGCCATACAACAGGTTCAGTATTAATGTGAAGCTGATTATTATATATAATAACAGAATCATCTTTATCAAGTTGTTTCTGATAACCGTTAATAGCATATGCTCTACGTCTTACAGGAATACCATACACATCAAAACCACCTGACAAGGTGCATTGCAGGGCTAAATCACCCATAACTTCATCAGTAAAGTAAACAGCATTACCATATAGAAAAAGCGTTTTTTCTAAAAATCGTTCATCCACCGTTTCAGGTAAATTTGACCATTCAAATTGTGAAATTGCTAAGTCCATCAATCTGTAATAATAATAACTAAATGATGCATTATTAAGTGTAGCAGATTGATTTAATTTTGTATGTTTTCTTCTTCCGTTTTTTCTACTCATTATTCTACACCCTGTTATCTAAACTATAATCACCAACATTATTACCATCATTCCACCACGTTATACCCCTATTATATATTTCTGATATTTTTTTCATATCATCATTTGGTGCATCCCCGGTAAAAACGCAAGTTGCGGTTTTGATATATGTCCAATATCTGCGTGCATTTCTGTTTGGCACGGCTAACTCGTTAACCTGATAACCAAAATAATCAAAGAAATCATCAATTCTTTTTGCCATGTCATTAGTGATACTTACACGGCCACCAAAAAATGTTTGAAGTCCCGAAGCACAATTCACGCCACCGTTATTTTGTGAACCTTTTACAATATCTGCAGCTATACTACTCGTATATGCCTGCGATAAAATGTTTGATACCTGACCTATTGTTCCACCTGCTACCATTCCAACAGGATTAGTTGAATATGTTGCTGCTATTCCCATTTGACCAAGTGAAGCAACAGAATTTAACGCTATTGGTATTGAATTTTGTGCTACCCATGCCTTATAAGCATCAACATTCCATGAACACATAGGGTAGCCTGATAATTCAATAGCTTCAGTATTTAGTGTTGTATCTCCTGCTAAAGGGTCATAACCACCAACATTTTTATATGCTTCAGGTCTTAGTGATACTTGTACAGGTTGTGTAATAGTTGAACGTGCTATAAGTATTGGTTGAAGGTTATCAAAGAATTCATATCTAAGTGTTAAAGATGAACCATTGGCATTATCAACATGATAATAATTAAAAGGATATGTATATAATTTTCTATTTCTTGGTGTATAACCATCTAAAGGTACATTGGAAGTTAACATAGTAGCGGTATGTTTTAACGTTCCGCCACCTGTATGCCTTGTTAATTTAATACCGCCGGATGAAGGTATTACATCCAAAATACAGGCTTTTGGCACCATATACATAGATAATATAGAATCAGGTGAAGTTACATATTGTGTTACTTTAGCATTTATTCCCGTAACATCTGTAATATCATATGCCCATAGTTCTGCAGCACCATAAACACCATCATATACATTGCCATCTGAAGTTGTGGCACGTACATCAACAATAGCAATTATTACCGCTAATGTATTTAGCATTGCATTGTTTGGTGTATTTGGGAATGTTAGTTCATTATAATCATTAAAAACATATTCACCTAAAGCAACAGGTTCAGGAACGATATTTCCACCTATAACATCAGTAGTTGTATGTGAACGTTCTATATAGCATTGGCCTAAAGTGTAATCAAATAACCAAGTCTGCATAACATCAATTTCAAAAGAAATTTCTGTAACCTCATTATTTATATATTCTATGGATGTAACAAAAGCATAAAACCATTTATTAGAAAATGCTGAATTTTGGAACATCATATAACTACAATCATAACAGGAACCTATATTTAATTGCAGGCGTGCTGTACCCCTTCCGGTTCTTTGGAATGTTTGACTTGTTAAATTGTGTTTAGTTTTTCCAAGAAAATAATTCCTTTGTGATACTTCATCATCAAAGTAAATGGTGTGTTCATATGTGTTATCTAAATTTACACCTGTTAATAATCTAATATTGGTAGATGGTTGTATATACATAAAATCACCTTTTTAAGGAATAGGTAAAAGGGTAAATAATTACCCTTTTACCTTTTAAGGAGGTTATCATCAAGAGATGAAAAAATTATGCTCTTTTCTGCCATGTAGATGGGCCTGCTGTGGATGATTTATTATCCCAACGCTGTGATGTAGAATCATAATATGTGTCACCAATCTTAACAGTTAGTATGAAACTTTGTTCAAGTGCAGTTGGTGGAATCATAACAACGCCATAATCCTGTACACCTACACCAAGAGCTGTAGCTGATTCAGTCTGCAATAGGTGAGCATATCCCCAATTAATACCACCATCATCAGCACTCATAAGTGTTAGGGTTACTGTACCTGTGTTCGGGTCAACATCACGGGATTCTACTTTAATTTTAATAGATGCAGGTGGTTCAGGCTGAATAGCAGCATCGGTAAATACAATAGCATTACTAAATGGTGAATTGGAAACTGTCTTCCATACGTTATAGAAATAATTCCAATACATACCGGAACTTACGTATTTTTCTGTCATCTTATTATTGTTGTCATAAACCTGGAACCATTCCTCATCAATAAGAACCGCAACCACGTTATTCATCATAGCGAGTTCTTCATCTGTAATAGGTTCAATATAATCAGATTCAGCACGAATTTCTTCAAAACGTTCATTATCAAATTCATTCCATTTATCAATCAGTTTTAGTCTTCCCATGAAATCAGCTTTTTCCATATTGAATGCAGCTGCAAGTGTTTTTACATCATAACGTGCATTGAACATTGCATCCATAAAGATATACTGATTTTCTTTTGGTGTTGTGGTTTTTACGTTCTGCTCATTATAATCACTACTCATAAAAGTAATCATGTTGGATGCACCACGGAAAGCAACGGCATTTTCATCAAAATCAGCAGATGAATCAACCACTACTTCCTTCATTCTTCCATGTGTGATACCCTTAATAAGCAAATATTTAAACAGAAGGAATTCATCATATTCTGCAGCCGTATAAACAGAATCAACAATTTTTGCTATCATATCCTGAACACCATCAATAGACAAAAATGCCTGTTTTAGCTCTTCATCCTGAATAGTTATAGGATACTGAACCTTCCAATTGATAACATGGAAAGCTGCACGAACATCAGCAAGTGTACGTTTAAATTCACGTTCATTAGCCTTTTCAACATTGAAATCACGAACGCGTGCAATATTTACAAATACTTCTTCAATTGTTTCACCGAATTCAATATATCCCTTCTTTAAATCCCTGTAAGGGTTATTAAATGTTGCTGATTTAATTCTAACAAGGGCAATACGGTTTACAAGGGCGTTAATGAATTCATTTGCAAGTGCAGGTGTACCATATATTTTTTCACCGACACGTGGAATATCAACAGCAGTTTCTACTACCGGAACGGTGTTCTGATACTGAAGTGATGCATTTTGACGAATCACATTCATAATATCAATGGCACTTGCATTAAGTGTGTTATAAGCTATTTTTCTTGGCATATTATTTATCCTCACTTTCTGTTACTTCTTCAAATAATTCTTCAAAGGTAGTAGGTGCATCTTCTTCCTGTTCTTCTATAAGGTTTACATCCTCAATAAAAGAACCATCTTCATCTTGGCCACCTTCAAAAAACCTATCACGATAACGTTTACGCCAATCGGCATCAAGTTCATTATACTTAGATTCCCAATCAGTTACATCTGCTATTTGTCTTTCATATTCAGCAAGTGTATCATTCATATCTTCAATAAAACCGATTGCTTCATCTGAAGTATCTTCTCCAAGAAATTTCCTTAGAGTTTCCATCATTTCAACAGAAGTTTTAACCATTTACTTTTTACCTCACTTTCTTATTAAAATATATATCGAATCATCTTCCATATTTTTAAACCAACGATTCCACCACCACCTTCAACAGGTGGAAGTGTAGGAATGTTTTCAAGTAAATTATAATAATACCTTGCCCATTCTCTACGTTCTTGTTCAGCTACTACCCCGGCACGCTCATAGTTATAAAGCCATGCAGATGCACAATCTTCAGGTGAATTATTTGATACCTTATATTGTGCTAAAGTTTCAGGGTACGCAGTTGTGGGAATATATTCCCCTAAAGGGTCTAAATCTATGAAATCTAATTGTTTATAACCATCATCAATATCCCAACCCTGTGATGATGCATAATTTGTCCATTTTGTTGATGGTGTCCATTGTGCTAAACCATAACCGCCTGAAGGGTCAACTATTAAATCCTGCCATATGCCCGGGTTAATTGTTGATTCACGCCAAAAGTTACCAAGTAAACCTGAAATAGCGTTCCTGTTCCAACCTTTAGTAGTTAAATATGCTGCAGTTATAATAGCATTATTATCACGTTCTTCCTGTGTTAAATACCTATTTCCTTTTATCCATTCCCAAGTTTGCCCGGGTGTACTTCCCGGTAAATACATAAAACCTGCAAATTTATAAGGCCTATGTAATATAGAATTACCAATCCAATCATTAGATAAATAATTATCTTCAGTATAGAAAAATGTGCCACCATAACCGCTATTACTTGTTAATATATGTGTAGGTGAATATATTTCTTCAACTACGGCAACGTGACCATCATAATAATTATACGGGTCATACCAACAAGCAATTGCACCAAGTTCCGGGGTTTGTCCTTTTTGAATTTGTGACGGCATAGTCTTATACCAATCACCTGCATTACCTAAAGGCATAAAAATAGGTTTAGTACCAAGAAGTTCCCACCATCTACCATAACAGTATGTAGTGCAGTTTGGCATGGGATACCCGGCCTTTACAAAAGGATTATCGATGCTGCTATATCTATAATCACTTCTTATACCATAATCACTTAATCTTGGAAGGTACCCCATATAAACTACCTACTTAATATTTCATTTACACGTTCTTGTACTTTGGTAAAATCATAACCTGCTGCTTCAAGTTTCTTTTTTCTTGTATTACCATTTCCCCATTTTCCTGCTATTACTTCATGTGCAATAACATCAACAGATTTATGTGTTAATAAATAATTTACTCTTTTTTGTACTTCGGTAAAATCATAACCTGCTGCTTCAAGTTTCTTTTTTCTTGTATTACCGTTTCCCCATTTTCCGGCAATTACTTCTTTTGCTATTACATCAATATCTTTTTTATCTGTTACATCAACAACTAATCCCCATTTTGGTATACCATAACCTGTTATGGTATTATTAGTTCTTAGATATGTTTTTCTCATAACTTTACCATTTCCACCACCTGTATTGCCTTCTATGGTGTAAACATATCCTGAATCAAAATCAACAACAATTCCGGTATGATTGTTACCAAAAAATATTTGTGAACCTATTTGCGGTAAAGTGGAAAATGCATTATTCTGCCTATAATAATTTGCAGAAAAACCAACCCCGGCACCTAAAGATTTTTTAGGTTGATATAACATTTTCCTGCCAATTTCTTCACCAAAAGATTTGAAAAATAACCAATCAACAAAAACATCGCACCAATCATAACCATCCTTAGGTGTATTATAGAAGTCACCTAAGCGGTCTAAATCTTTTGCATACTTGGTATGTTTACCTGAAGTAGGTTCATATCCAACTTCTGCCCGGGCTAAATTTACAACCTTGTTAACAGCATCTTTTAATAGCATAATTACAACCTTATTTCTTTAATTCTGAAACTAAATAGTTAATTAATCCCTTTAATTCATCCAAAATAGATGAATTCTTGTCAAGGCTATCCCGCATACATTTCATTTCATCCCGGTGTTGCTCATCTTTTTTCATAATGTACCAAAATAAAGCACCGGCCACTACAATAGGAAAGCCTAAAGTTGAAATAGTTGATACAATTGCTTCATAATCCATAATAATCACCTACTAAACCTTTAACTATAACATACTCTTATAATAGTGTAAACCATGTAAAAAGTCAATATATTCTGAATATTTGAAATTTTCAGAATATTATGATAACATGAACATATGGGAAATATATACTATGATGGTACAAAACTATTAAATCTTAAAGATATAAACGGTGAAAAACCGGGTATTATTATGTGTACCGGGAATAGGTCTGCAGGTAAAACTACCTACTTCAACCGTTATGTTGTTAATCGATTTAAAAAGTATAATGAAAAATTTGTTTTGTTGTATAGATATAAAGATGAATTGGATGGTGTATCAGATAAATTTTTTAAAGATATAAACACCTTATTTTTCCCTAAAGATACCATGGAATCTGAAAAAAGGGAACATGGTATATATCATAATTTATATCTAAATGATAAACACTGTGGTTACGCCTTGGCTATGAATTCAGCCGATAGAATAAGGAAGTTATCACATTTTTTCTCAGATGCTGAACGTATACTTTTTGATGAATTTCAGACAGAAACAAATAAATATATACCGGGTGAAATAACCAAGTTTAGAAGTATATACACAACTATTGCTAGAGGTCAGGGGAAACAGATAAGGGATGTGCAGGTTATAATGTTATCTAATGCTATAACATTATTAAACCCATATTATCAGGCCTTTGGAATATCTGAGAGATTGCAAAAGAATACAAAATTTTTACGTGGTGAAGGTTTTGTTTTAGAATTCACTTTAAATGAAAATGCACGTGATTCTATGAAGCAATCTGCTTTTAACCGTGCTTTTATTGATACAAAATATTTAGACTTTGCTGCTGAAAATGTTTATTTAGATGATAATAAATCGTTTATAGATACACCAAAAGGTAACAATAGATATATTGGAACCATAATTTATCAAAATAAAAGCTATGGTTTACGTTCTTATGATGACTTAGGTATTGTTTATGTTTCTGATAAACCTGATTTAACATATCCTTTTAAAATAGCGGTAACAACAGCCGACCATGATATAAATTATGTGATGCTTAAAAAGAATGATGCCTTTATTACAGGTTTACGATGGTATTTTGAAAAAGGCTGTTTTAGGTTTAAAAATTTACAAAGTAAATCGGCAATACTAACAGCACTATCATATTATTAGTATATACTGAATCAAATATAACTATTGTACTTTCCGGAAGGGTCAGCTGAAAGTATGCTGCCGGAAACTATACGGTTCACCCAACCGCTTTAGCTTATTTTGATTCTAAAGTATAGACAAAATACCCCTTGTAACAGGGGTATTTTTATTATACCCATAATGTAATACTTTGGTTATCAATATAGAAATCTTTTATAAAACGTTCTTTTAATCTTTTATAGGCCTTGTTATTTTCACGTTCTAATTCTTCAATAGTTCCTGAAATAACTCTATCACCTGTTTCAAAATCTTTAAAAAATACATACATTTTACTATTAGTGTTGTTAATAATTACATTACTTTTCATATTATTCACCTACCCTTTTCTTATATTCTAAGTAATCATATAACAGTATCGCATGATATTCATTTAAAGAATCAATCCAACCTTTTAATTTTAGCTTTTCTTCACGTTCTTTTTTAATATCACTTGCAATTTTTAATTTTCGTTCTAAATTATTTAATGTTGGTGTTAAATCTTTACATTTCATTATCTCTATTCCTTAAAACTTCCATTGATAAATCGATTAAACCTTTATTTATTTGTTTTAACCATGATATTTCTGATTTTAATCGCTTGGTATCATTTTCTAATTTTGTTTGTAATGCTACAATTTCATTTTTAGCATTACGTAAAGCATTATCTGTAAATTCAAAATTCATTTTTATAAATTCATAATCTGTACTTATTTTTAAAAATTCACCTTCCAATTCTTTAAATGTTGTTATCAATCTACCATCTTTTAATACTATACCTTTTTCTTCTTTCATTATTATCACCTTATTTCATAATCAACGTCTACTAACACTACACCACCGGGTATTCGTTTAGGCCTTAGTTTTCCCGGAACCTTTAAACCACGTTTAAAATCTTTTATGGTTCGTTTCTTCTTTAAAAATTTTATTTCTTCATCTGTAAATTCTTTTCCTGATTCTTCCCAATCTTGGTTTATTGAATAAATAAATAACTCTTTACTTTTACCCGGCATACCTGCACATTTTATATCAATTGAACCATCTATAACTTCTAAATAGGTTTTTTGCCTAACAAATATAGCTTTTTCAAAATTTGATTCATGCGCCCATTTGCAAAATTCATTATCATCTAATTCAATACCACCAATTTCACCAATTGATAAATCGCAATGAAGGGAATCTGTATCAGCATAACAAAAACCTTTTTTCCCGGGATGGTAATTCTTTTGTGCAGCTCTAATTGTAAAATTTCTTGCATAACTTGTTATTGCTGAACCAATAGGGATGTACCCCGGCTTTTTTCCTGTATCATCATTTATGTAATATTCAACAACCCCATCATCATCTAATTCACCCATTTTAAATCGTGAATAGGGTGAAGTTGCCATTTTACCATATAGATTATTTAGAAATAATTTTGCTTCAGTACGCCTTGCACCTTTAGAATTCATTTTTATTTCACGGTATTTATCAATATAACCATCAAATAAACCTTTTTTAGAATCGAAAAAACAACCATCTAATATTTCAAAATCTTCAACATTGTAATGTTCTAAAAATAAATAGTAATCTGTCATGGTTAGAGTTAATACAGGAATAGCAGGCACAATTGAACCATCTGAATCAATGTATTCCCTAAAATACATTTTTCTTTTATTATCCCATATATCTGAAGTGGTTAAATTTTCTGTGCCTTTATAGAACCATGTTCCCTTAATTTGAATAAAAGGTAAATAACCATCCTTTATATGAAACCTTGTTTTAATTCTAATGAAAAAATATTTACGTTCTTCTAATGCTTCATCAGGAATATAATTTCCCTTCCAAAATACAGGCAGGCCTGTGGGGTAGTAGTTTCCACTCATACTATGCATCATAGAAGGGTAAAGTGAATTTACATCAACAGTACACCCTTTACCAATTAATTTACCTTGTTTTTCAGGGTTAACATAACACCATCCACCTTTATATGATTTACGTATCCATTCACCAATATTATTAGAACCATATTCAGCATCAATTGGATATTCGTATACGTTCGGAAAAAGTGATTTTAGAGTATCCCTTCTGAACCTATTTTTAAATTCATTAAAACAACAACTACCAATTGTTAATCTGTCATGCCCTTCTTGTTCTAAAAACTCTAATGCCTCTTTAACAACAAGAACATCGTTCTTTATATATTCCTGTTCTTCTTCAGTAATCGTGCATCCTGAATATCTAAAACCTTTATACTCCATTTCTAATTTTTGGTGTTTAGTCTTAAAATCTTTTCCAATCTTCTTAACACTAAAAGGTAACAATTTTAAAGAATCCCTTATTTCAATAAAACCATTATTTGTTTTAACCACAATGTAATACCATTGGCCACGGTCAGATATGAAATATTTATATTCATTTATTTTCATATCCTTTTCTTTTTTCCATGCTAAATTATCAGTATCATATGAACCTGTTATAGCAGGTTTAAAACCATTAGTAAGTAGATAAGAAAGCCAAAATTCACCATCAAATTTCAAGTTATGATAATATACCTGAACATGGCCGGGATAACTAACTAAATATTTAAATGTATCATCTATAGAATGAAATATAGAAACATCCTCAGAATAAAAGGGTACTATAGCAGATGCCCATACTTCCGTAAATTCTTGCCCTTCATATACTGTTGTTTCAAAATCACCCATAAATTTAGTGTATTCTTTAGTTTTCATAATGATTCACTAACAATAGAAATTTCTTTAGATTCCTCTTTGGTCATTTTTACACCGGAACGGATAAGTTCAGAAAATGTAACAAGTGCATCATGGATACGTAAACTGTCACCTTCATAAAATATAATTTCAGATGCACGTTTTACAAAATCTTCATCAATAGCATTTATACCTGATACCACTTTATAATATCCATATGTTTTTATTTCTGATTTTAGAAGGTTATTAAGATAAGCAGCTGATTCAGATGATGGATATGTATTTATTAATTCTATTATGTTCTGATAAACTAAATCATTTACCTTTGGAGGTGTTAATTTACCTTCCTTAATTGCTTTTCTTGTTTCAGCACCTTTAACAGCTGCACGTTCACGTTCTATTTGCCTACCACGTAAACCGGGAACCATAACAGAACCAAGTTCAAAAGTAGCTGATTCATATAATTTTTTAGGTGTTAAAAATTGTAATGCCCTTGTGGTTTTATTGGATAATTCCCTTTTAAATTCTTCACTAAAATAATATCCACGTTTTTCTGCACGCCTTATAAATGAGCGTACCCGGTTTAATTCCTTCCTTCTTTTTTTGGTCAATTTATACCACCACTTTCTTTAAAATTAAAGGGTAGCGTTTACGCTACCCTTATAAAGTTTTAACTACTCATTAAGTGCAACACCCAAGTAACCAATTAATAATTTAGCTTCCTGCACCGTCATAGTGATACCCTTTGACATTTTTGTGTGCTCAGAATTCCAATCACGAATATCTACCTTAGGTTCAGCACCATTATACGATACTAAATTTACTTCCCTTGTCCAACCGTTTTCATTAGTTGGCCTAAGTGCAGCGATACTTTTTACAATCTCAAACTTGAATTCATTTGCCATAATTATTTACCTTCTCTTTCTACTTCTACAGCATACTTTAAATAATTTTCTATTGATAAGAAGTATGATACTTCTTTTTCAACCATCTTTTGAATTTTAACTACTTTGATTTTTTTGGAATCGTATTCCTTCTGCAAATACTTTAAAGCTGATAATTTATCTTTAAAGTACGGTGTTAAAAATGTATCAGTATATGTGACACCATCGTTTAGTTTTACAATAAGTGCCACCACTTCACACCTTTTAACATTCCTATATACCCCGGGTTTTCTCGGCATTAATATCACCCCCTTCCTTTATGCTATCCCGGTAAAGTTCATATTTTAGGAACCAATTATCATTCATAAGGCCTTTTTCTTCTATTCTTAACATATTTTGTTTATTATCTAACCATTTATCAAAACAAGTTACCAACCACGCTATAAAGAAAGAAATTGCCGTTACAGATATGAAAAAAATTATATTAATCATTAAATACACCACCTTTTGATTATCCCATGAATATCGCTAAATGGTCTTTATAAAAAGCAAAATCATCACAATATTCATCTTCATCTACTGTATTTAAAAAATCACCTACAATAGTACAATATCTATTGCCATCATAATATACAATTACTTGACAACTTGGATAAACATGCCTTAATAATTCCTTAATTTGCATCATCATCTTCACCTTCTTCCACTTCTACATAAATACCGGAAAAGAAATTATCTACTATTTCATTCATTACTTCAAATATGGTCATGTTGCACCTACCTTTATTAACACTACCCTGCCGGAATTATCCGGCAAGGTTTACGTAAACTGTTAAACCATTATCTAAAACAGCCACAGTTCTATAATAACCTTCTTTATCACATATTACTTTTATTTCTGTAACATAATCTAAAAACAACCTTGCATTTTCTTTATTACTATATGTTACAAATTTACCATCAACACATTCCGGATAATTCTTTTCCCAATCGAATATACGTGCAGCCTTTGTATTATTTATTAGTTCCTGAATTTCTTCTACTGAATACATTAATTCATCTATTGCAGTGTTTCTTTGTTTTGCTCTTTTTAAAGTTTTCATCTTTTAATTCTCCATTTCTTTTTTAATGTTCCTGTATCTGATATAAATAATGTACCACAAATAAAAGTACATTACAATACATTTTTTAATTCTTTAGAATTTCTTAAGAATTGCATAAGTAACCATGTTACTGAATAAATAAAAGGTACGT